GTACTCTTAACCAACTCGCACTGGATTTTAAGATGGGTGATATTAAAAATGCGAGGGAGGGCGAGGCGCAGCCAATGCGTACTCAGCAGGCTCCTAACAACCCATTCGCGCCGCGATGGGGTAGCCCCGCAGAACTGGGCGGATACAACTTGCGCTCAATAAACGGCGAAGCAGTGTCTGGAATGCAAGCGGTTAAACAATCTGGCACTAATCTCAGTGGTCCTAAGACTGGCTCTTACATTGCCGATCACGAAAACTTGCAGATTCAAAAATGAGAATACCTAAAGAGCCGGTTGACCGCGAACAGTTTTATCTGGACATGATGGACAAGTGCATGGTGTCCCAGAATGAGCGCATGGCAACGTACACAATGCTGCGCTCTTACTACTTGTTTGGTGCAGGCATGGACTCTGCACCGGCACACTTTAATAAAATTTTCCCGCACATTGATCAACTTGCGTCCTTCATGTATTCGGCGGACACGACACGATTCTCAATCAATATCGGAGCAAGCGAGTCAACTGGCTATCACAAGATGATTCCAGCCTTGACCAAAGGCTTGCATGATTATTGGCTGAACTCTAACGCTGATCAGGTGTTTGACCAGGCGCTTAACTGGTCGCTGTGCTACAACTCAACCTTTGTCAAACTTGTATGGCGCAACGGTATTCATCCATACATGGTCGAGCCAAATATCTTTGGCGTGCTGCGCGAAGACGCGCCCTACACGGATCGCCAGGAGGCGATGGTGCAGGAATACTACATGACCAAGAGCGAACTGTACTCTCGGCTGTACTCGCACCCTAAGCGTGATGAGATTATCAACCGGATCGCACTGGCAGAGCAGCAAACCAAGCAGTACCCAGAAGGCGTTGAGCGCCTGGTTACGTCTGCTATTGACCCGACGATTTACGGTAACGTGCAAATGAGTCTTGCTGGCACTATGACCTACACGCCTAAGATTGGCGAACCGACGGTCAAGATGCGCGAACTTTGGCTCTTTGATGACGAATTAAATGATTATGTCTGCGTGACTATTGCCGACCCTGACGTAGTGATCTATGATCGTGCGTCTTCCAGTTTGTTCTTGCAAGGTGAGCAGCCGTTTATCCAACTGTGCCCGAACCCTCAGTATGACTATTACTGGGGACAATCCGAAGTGCAGCGGCTAGTTTTCTTGCAAGACATGCGTAACAAGCGCACTGGTCAAATCCTTGAACTCTTGGATAAGCAGGTCAATCCGCCAAAAGCCGTCATGGGCTTTACCGGAATCCTGGACGAAAAGAATTTTGCTCTTAACCGCGCCGGTGGATTCTTGGCTAGTGACATGCCTAACGCCAAGGTTGAAGAGTTTACGCCCAACATTCCTAACGACCTGTTCCGTGAACTAGGCGAAATTGACGCCATGTTTGCTGAAGCCTCCGGCATTGTGTCGGTGCTGCAAGGTCGAGGCGAGACTGGCGTGCGCTCTGCTGGACACGCTTCTCAATTGGCTAGACTGGGTTCCAGCCGCGCCAAGAAACGCGCCCTGGTGATCGAAGACAGCCTGGAAAAGATGGCTACCCTGTATCTTAAACTGATGCAAAAGTATGATGATACAGTGTACACAGATACAGATGGTAACAAATTCATTGCTGCACAGTTTACACCTGACTTTGTTGTTAAAGTCGATGCCCATAGCAATAGCCCGATCTTCATGGAAGACCTGCGTGATCTGACGTTTAGCCTATTCAACGCTGGCGCTATCAGCAAGTCACGCCTGGTTGAATTGCTTGAGCCTCCAATGAAACAGATTCTCATTGATGATATTAAACGCGCCGACGAACTGGCTGCTTCTCAGGCGGCAGCCAATCCAGCAGGACCGGAAGGCGCCGGACCCGTCGAGGAAGGCGGGGCTTCACCAGGGCAACCTGGTCAACCTCCCCAACTAAAGGTGGCGTAATGCAACAAAACTCAGGTGCAATGAATAGTCAAAGTATGGTCAAGTCTGGCGATCAACCCCGCATGACTGACAAAAACCTTACGGAAGTGCGCGGTCCGGCTAACATTACCTACAGCCGCAATTCAATTAAGGGCAATATGACCCGTAATAACGGTTCCCGTTCTATGTCGAGAGGATGAACATGTACCAGAAAACCCCAATGAAATCACCCATGAAGCCAATGAAGCGCCCCCCTATGCGCGACAATAAGCGTGCGTGAATAACAGGGGCAGTGCATTTTGCCCCTTTTTTATGGTTGACTTGATAGTTAAAATGTATTTAACGTTATGCAATCATAGGAGTTGTTGATGGCTGTGAATCCTAAAGACATGTTGGACATGATCAAGCAATCTCGCAATGGCGAGGGTGCCGACATGCCAACTCCGCCTCCAGCCGAACAAGAAGCAACAACTGCGCCAATGGCGTCTCCTATGTCAACTCCTGAGCCTGCAAAGGGCGAGGAAGAAAAAGCAAGACTAAATATCATGATGGCGCTTGACATGTTGCAAAGCGCGATGGGTGTATTTGCTCCCGATTCCAAAGAGTCAAAGACGGTAGAAAAACTGGTTGCCGACATTACGCGCACGTTTGGTGAGCGTGAGTCTGAGACACGCCAACTGATCCCGTCTGAAATCCTACAGATGATTCAAACTCTGCCGCAGGCGGGTGGTGCCACACCTGGTCAGAGAACAGCAGCAATGGCACCCGTAGAAGGTGCGACTGCACCCCCATTACCAATTTAGGAGTAGATCACATGGAACTTTTTAAGCCAAAAGGTGCGCTGTCACCCCGCCGTCCGACGGATAACTCGCAGCAAAATGGTCAAGTAGTAAACACCCCTCGCTTCTCAGAAATGGGCGGATTGTCTAACGCTGCCAAGGCTGGCACGCGCAACAAGATGACCATGAGCAAGCCTGGTGACACGAAAAAAGTGTATTGATTAGGAAAAGGGGCTAATTATGAGTTTAGAAAATTATTCACCGGAAGCAATTGAAGAACTGGCTGCGCTTTCTAAGCGTTTGTCGGAAGACCCTGCCACTCGCAAGCAGTTTTTGCGTTTGACCAAACAGGTTCATCCTGATCTGCCGGTACCTGAGATTGAGATGGAAGAGGCAGTCAATGCACGCGCTTCTCTTGCAGAGCAAAGGGTTTCTCAACTTGAGGCAAAACTCAAGCAAAGAGAGATCAAAGACGAACTCAGTAAGCGTCGTAATGTTTTGAAAGAAAAGGGCTACGTCTCATCGGATGACGAAATCCTTGAGATTGAGAAACTAATGACTGAAAAAGGCATTGCAAACCATGAGACGGCAGCCGATTACTGGCGTCACATGAAGCAAGCCGCTGTTCCTACATCTAGTGGCTTCCCAACTCCCGTAATGTCCAAGTTTGACATTAAGGGATATATGAAGAATCCGGTTGGTGCGGCGCGTGAAAACGCTGCTGCGGCTTTGGCTGAACTTCGCAAGAATCCAAAGCCGATTGGTTTGTAGTTTTGTTTTGGGGCTTTTTTAGAAAACTTCGGAGGTAAGTATGCCTATTGGTGGCGGTATTCTTCCGGCTTCGGGTAGTCAACAGTACAACGAACTAACTTATGTTACTCGTCGGGCTTTTATTCCGAAGTTGGTCGTACAAATCTATAACTCGACGCCCTTGATGGCGGCGCTGATCGCTAACAGCCAAACCGCTTCTGGCGGTGTGTCTTCAGTATCGGTTCCCGTTCAAGGTTCTCAATTCGTAAACGCTCAGTGGTCTGACTATTCTGGTTCGTTTGCACAACCTTCTGTACAGCAGGGTGCATACCAAGCAGAATTCAACCTCAAACTGCTCGTTTCTCCGGTTCCGTTCCTCGGCATGGAAGGCGCAGTCCAGCAAGACTACGCAATCATCCCGCTGATCGAAGCCCGTATGAACGACGCAACGAACGTGATGATGGACGCTATGGCGTACAGCCTGTACAACAACACGACCAATCAGCAGCAATTCATTGGATTGCCTGCCGCGATTGACGATGGTACTGGCACCGCGACATACGGAAACATTGACCGCACCACGAATACCTGGTGGAAGTCCAAGCAGTACGCTGCTGGATCGGTTAATCCTACCCGTCAAAACGTACTCCAGTACATTTCCGGTACTGTCAAGAATGGCGCTGAAGTGCCCACCTTTGGTGTGTGCGGCTTTGGTACCTGGACCCTCCTGGCACAAGACTATGTAGGTCAAGAGAACTACATGATCACGCCTGGATCAGGTTTTGACGGTGACGCTAACGGACCCCAGGCTGCTTTCCGCGCCCTGATGGTTGCTGGTGTGCCCATTTATCCGGACCCATATTGCCCAGAAGGTACTCTGTACTTCCTAAACACAAACTACATGTCGCTCTATATCCATGAGCAGGCATCGTTTGCGTTCACTGGCTTTGAGTCCACCCTGCCGAACTTCCAGATTGGTTACGTTGGCGCCGTGTTGATGATCGCTGAATTGGTCAACACCAAGCCCAAAGCCATGACGAAGATCACCGGCTATAACTCACTAAGCCTGTAAGGAGGAAGCCATGTCATTAGCAATAACAAAACTTATCCTTGCGGGTGCAAATGCGAACGCCGACGGTGCGTATTTTCAGACCGGTACTTTCAGTGTGGCTGCCAACGCAACCACGGTAGTAACTGCTGGTACCTACCTGATCACTCCTACTGCTAACGTGTCCGTTCAAGTGAACACTAACTCTAACGGCAATGCCTTCACTACCCTGATGGCAGCAAACGTTGGTGGTGTGGTGATCTCTGACGGTGTAAACGTTCGTCTGTCTAACGGTGACGCCAACAACGCTAAGACTGTTACTTATGTAACCGTCAACGGCGGCGAGGCTGCTACCCAACAGTACGTTTAAGGAGGCACTATGGACGCAAATGCCGTAGGTCGTTTATATCCTGACTCGTTTGGTAACTATCGCCTTGCGGAGCAAACTGGCGTAAGCCTGAACTCCACTGGTGACGTTACCACTCTGGTTGCACAGGCTGCGACTAAGTACATTGTGCGTCGTATTACGCTGTCTAATTTTAGTGGTAATGGTTCTGCTGCAAACGTTGGCGTCTTCACGGGCGCCAACTCTACCGGCACAACTATTGTTGCAGATGCGACAATTAGCGGTGCCACTGGCGCCACTAAATACGTTAATCTGACACTAGCATCGGCTGCAAATACAGACGTACTTACCGCCAAAGTGCTTTACGTTAATTGTTCGGCAAACGCCAACGTCACTTGTGACGTCTCACTTTATGGAGATATTGTCTCGCTATGACCACGATCTTTGTTCGCAACAATGGTGAAAACACATTTACCGACTCGTTTAACGGTACGGTTTATGAGTTTGCTCCGCAAAGGGAAGTAGAAATCCCTTTGGTTGTGGCAACGCATATCTTTGGTTACGGTGATGACAATAAGGAACCATATTTGGTACGACTCGGCTGGATGAAAATGAACACAGATTATGCGATAGCAATGGAACGACTATCGCAGTTTTCATTTTCCAAAGAGTCATCCAAAGTAGTCCACTTGTCAGCCCCAGTGGTGGAACGAGTAGCCGCCCCCATGCCCAAAGCGCGGGGTGCGGCGAAAGTTGCAGTTAGCAATGGTTAAATATGGCAGAAACTTTAGCGGGTTACATTACAGATACCCGTCGCTTGCTGCATGACGTTAATGCGAATTTTTGGACAGACGCAGAATTAACTTCATACATTAACGACGGACGGAACACCTTAGTACGAGA